CCGTATGTTACTTCGTTAAGTAATTCTTCTTTAACAATTTGTTCTAAAGATTCTTTATACATCTTATATTTAGGTTTTTCAGCTGATTTCCAAATTGCTTTATAGTCTCTTACTTTAGAATCGCTAGGCATTCCTGTAGGAGCTAATTTCATTCCTTGAGATTTAGCTGTTTGGATAGCAGCATTTGTTTTTTGACCTTTTCTAGCAAAAGCAAATGGTGTAGCATAAGCTTCACCTCCACCAGTTGCAGACATTTCATCTAACAACTCGCGTACTAATGTTTTAATATATTCTTTTAAATTATTCACCTAAGTTACTAATATTATATTTTGCTCTAATAATACTTATTAATTCTTTAGCAGCTTTTTCTTCTTTAGCATCACTGGTACCTCCAACATATTCTCTACTTTTCTTATTAATCCAGTCAGTTAAGTATCTATCTAATTCCATATCAGAAGGTTCTAATCCTGCTAGTTCTTGTAATCGGTTCATTATTTAACTGATTTAATTTCGTCAATTAATTGATAATATTGTAATAACGAAATGATGTTTTCGTCTTTTACGTTTTGAGTTTTATCTAATGGTTGTAACAAAGTAACTACTTCAGTCAATTTAATCTGAGTGGTTTTATCTGATACTGTAGGAATTAATTGGTTAATTTCTTCAGTTATAATAGCAAAGTTTTTATTAACAAAATCACGTAATTTAGTTGTATTAGTAATGTTATTAATAAATTCTTTTAATGTTAATTTTTGGCGATCTGATAATGTAGCATATTTGCTATTGAATTTTTCCAATAACATACGATAAGCTAATATACGAGATCCTTTATCCATATTAGCAAATTCTTCCATTACACGGTCTTTAACACCTTCTTTATTTACCTCTTTACGAGTAATGTGTTCTAATAATGTAATTTTATTATCAATAATTTGCTGTGGTTCAGTAAATTCAAGTGAATTGTGTGCTTCAATTAAATTAAATGCAGCAGCGTATTGCTTGTAATTATTGATTTTTGCCTTGAAAAATTCTTCTAAATCATAATGCTCACGTATTTCTTTAATTAAGTTGTATTTTTCCTTACGTAAAGATGTTTTATTTAAACGCAAAGAAGCTTCAAGCGTCGCGTTGATAAACGTTTCGGCTTTAGCTTCAGATAATGATTTAGGCTGAATTAATGCTTGGTATAATTTATATTCTTTTGCTAATTCGGATTTACTAAAATATTTTTTAACTAATCCAATAGCAGCAGAATCTTTATTAGATACAGTATCAGATGCTATTTGTCTTACTAATAGCTCAAACAAGATACCCGTATTTTTAAATTTGCTATGTTTAATTTTCATAATGAATAGTGTGCACTACGTATAAATATATATTTACTGTATGTCCTTGATATTTTTTTCACTTAATAATGATGGTTCTTGGTCAGGTCCCACTACAAGTTCTTTACGAGCTATGTTCATTCCTTCGAATAATTTCTTATTTCTATAGTATTCAAACATAGCTTTTGGTGTACCGCTTCCTTCTTCAGGTTGATTTGCGGTATATAGTGTACCGTTTTCTTTACTTCCTAATCTATCTTTACCTAATGGGTCTTTTTGTGTACCAACAATAGATGTTCTTTCTTTAGGACGACCAACAGGACGTGTTTCGTCATATCCAGGAGGCACAGCACCATCTTTATTCATTCCTGTTCTGCCTTTACCATATAATGAAGCTAAGTCATGTGGTGTACCATATGATTTACCAGTTTTAGCTGGGTCATTACCTTCATTCTCGATTTGTGCTAAACGGAATGCACGTTTTTTATCTTCAAGTACTAAATCACGGTATTCATCATATTGATCTTCACTAAATTGGAATACATTATCATAAATCCAATCTGAAGGCATTAAGTTTGTATCTTGAATTGATTTAGCTAAGTCAACTTTTTCTTTCCATAATGCTACTTTCTCTTGTTCGTAAACAACAGATGGAGTAGTTAATGCTAATTCAAAATTAGTCATTGCTTCACCATCATATCCTTGAACATACAAATGTACTAAAGCCATTTTGTATAATTCTGATAAAGCAATACGTTGGATACGTTCAACTGTGCGAGCAAAACGAATATCTTCAGCAGCTAATGTAGCTTTACCTTGTAAATCTTTTTCAAATCCGAAGAATGCTTTAGGCACCTTAAGTGCAGCTAACATTTCATCACGTAAAAATACTACGTCTTCAATAGCATTGTATTCTAAACCTTTAATTGTGTCGATTTTTGTTGCAGTATCATTACCACGAGTTGGAAGATAAAAGTCTTCCATCATGTTTTGAAGATTGTAACGTAAGTTATATTCACCTGTTTGTTGATCAACATAAGGTGTTTTTTTCATCTTCTGCATAATCTTCTGCATGTAACCATCTACCTCATTTGGTGGGATGTTACCAACGTTTACAGTGAATACGCGTTTTTCTGGGGCACGTGTGATACGATGCAACAACATTGCATCTTTCATCAGCACATACTGTTTATAAGTTTTGCGAGCAGGCTCAATGTACGATCTACCATAAGGTAAATAGTTAGCATCAGTTATTAGCCTAAAATGAGCTACTTCGTAGTTTTCAAATTTAATTTTACCATCTCTATCTTTAACACGTGATACAATACCACCAGCAGCGATCACCATTGGATCGATACGGAAACATACATAAGATGGGTTTTCTGGGTCTTGTCCTTCTTCGCGAACAATATCATATACTGAAAGTGGTGTTACATTATATACACCAAATTTTTCAGCAATTTCCATATGCAAATACCAGTCACCATATTTACACATATTTCTAATCCACATCCATAAGTTAAATTCAATGTTTAATACATCGTAAAATAAATTATAAAGGATGCGTTGAATATTTTCGTCAGCACTTCTAATTTGTAATACTTCACCTGCTTCATTCTTTAATGTTGATTCATCAGCGATGATATCTAATGCTGAAGCAATGATTGATTCTGTATCCATTGCTTCATAGTCAGTATATAACTGAATGCGCAATGTTTGATAATTCATCGTTGGGTTATAAGGCATGTTAGCGCCATAACGATGAAGCTTTGTAAATCTATCGATTAATGCGTTTGTTTTTACGTTACCGTAGGCTTGAATTTTATCAACATCTACTACTTTAAGTTGATTACCACCAACGTTTCTGATGATAACGTCAGTACTAAATAATCTTGTCAACCTACTAAACAAACCTGGTTGTTGTTCTGCCATTATGTTGTTTTATTATACCAATAAATATTTATTAACCTAATATCCATGTCATATCTTCGAATCCGCCACGACCATCATTTACTATATAAGGATTTTGTTGTCCATTAGGTAAAGCTGGTCCTAGATATCCAGAAGTAGTTCTAGTTATATTAGATACCATTGCACGTGATAGATCCATACCTTGATCATAAAAACGCATTGCTGTATCTCTAGTGAATAGTCCAATACCTAAGCTCATTACTAAGTCATCATTGTATCCATTTTGAGCTTGTGCTTTACCGTTTTGCCATATAAACACACGTAATTCTTCTATTAAACGTTTTGATCTAAACACAAATGCTTTTTCTCGAATATACGACTCCATCTTTGAGATAACAAGTGGTCTTGTTTTAGCTGATGTAGTAAATCCAGGAACTGTTTGGTCTGATTCCATTTTAGTTAGCCACTTATCCATTGTTAGTTCACCATAAGCACGAGGCGAGTAATATAATTTAGAATATCCTTTATCTATTATTGTGTTAACAACATCCCACCCAACGTTGGCGTTTTCCACGACCAATAACGCATTATTATACTCAGTAGCAACAGATACCAACATATTTCCATAAGTGCGAGTATCAATCTGTGATTTGTATTCAGCAACTTGCTCGCATGTTGTAGCATCAATAACGTGAAACGCTGAATAATCCGAGCCGTCTCCGCGAGCAACGTCAGCGCATACCAAATACTGCTTAGTGTAATCAGGATAAGCCCAAATCCAAAAATCGCCACCCATAAAACGGCGTTCCACAGGATCTTGTATATAAGTTTCTTCATAAAAAGATAATAAATCAGGTTCGATTACTGAATTACCAGATCCTAAAAAGTCACAATCATACTCTTGAGCGAATTCACGTGGTGACATATTTGCACGCTCTCTTTGTTCCCAAGCTTCATCTCTATCTGGATGTAAATTCCAAGGTAATTTAATGGCTTTAAAGTCATTTTTACTTATTTCGGCTTCAGTATACATTTTGTGAAACCAGTTACCTACACCATTAGGAGAAGATAATGCAATGATTCCTCCACCCGTTGCAATTGTAGGTTTAATACTTGTATAAATTCTATCAATACCTTCAATAAATGCAGCCTCATCTACTAACAATAAAGATACTGCGTACGATCTACCTGCATCTGATGCAGCTGATGTAGCGACTATCTGAGAGTTGTTAGCTAATTTTAATGAAAGTTTATTATCTGATACTGGTTTTTGGTTACCTTTTAACCATGAAGGTAAGTTATTGTACATAAACTGTACCTTTTCAACCATACCTTTAGCGGTTTCTTGCTTAGTTGCAATACACAATACGGTTTTGTCTTTATTAAATAACATTGTCCATAAAGAAAAACCAGCAGTAAGAGTAGAGATACCCAACTGACGGGATTTATTAATGATACAGAAACGATTAGCTCTGAAATCATTTAAAACGTCTTCCTGGAATGGGTATAGGTGAAATAATACTCTACCTTTAATAGGATGTGTAATGTAACAATATTTTCTAAAGAAATGTACAGGGTCTGTAGCACATTTAATATACTCAGCCTTAATTATTTCTTTAATGTTTGCTTGACTCATGTATATAAATATATAAAGAAAGCCTGTTCTTGCGAACAGGCCTTAATTATGTATGGGTATGCAAGGATTATTTTTTACTTAAAGCATCAATAATTGCTTTAAGGATTGTTGGTGAAGGAATCCAGTTAATAGGAACATCAAATTTTTTCTCTAAATTCATAATAGTGTCGAAATAAGCTTTACCTTCAGCACTACCACTGTTCCATGTTTCAACATAAAACTTTATGTCATTAGGATTAAAGTGAGATATAACACCATACACCACATCCCATTTATCTTTATCTTCACTAATTTTAATATTACCTAATTCAGTTCTATTCATTTGTACTAATAATGAATAAACATTATCTAATTTTTCTTGATATTCAGGTGTATTAAATTTAGGATTTCTAGGCTGAATAGATGTAATTTCTTTTTCAATACTATCTTCATTATATCCAGCTGGGTATCTATATGTTTTAGCAAAATTAGTACCTAATTCTTTATCTAAGTCTTCAGCTGGGTATTTAGATTGAGACATTGATATTAAATCAAGTTCATCTAAATTTTCTTTAGTAGGTCTAACAGCTGGGGTTGATTGTCTTGGAAGCATTCTATATAACTCTTTAGAAAAATCTTTTCCATATTTTTGAGTTAAATATCTTAATAAAGCTTGTGCTTCTCTTTCAACAGCATAATACAATAAAGTAGAGTATGAAAATGGTTTACTAATATCTGATGTAGTAAATGCTACATTACTTAAATCTAGTAAACCTGCTTTATTATTTAAAGCTATTTTTTGATTTATATTATTTGCTAATTTTTGAAATTCTGGATCTTGTTTTAATTCTTGGTATTCAGAGCTAGCAGATAATGTTTCATCATCTTTAAGTACTTGAGTTAAAAATACTTTAGTTATTTTTCTTACGTCAGCGTCTGGGGCACTAGATAAAGCAGAGTTTAAATCCCTTTTTATTACGTTAGGAATATCAGAGCTAAAAATAGATAAGATAACAGCTCTACGAAGCTTTTTCATATCAGCTTCTGTAGCTTCTGTTAAAATTTCTTTTACTAATTTTTTTAATAAATCTTTATTCATTTTTACTTAGCGACCATTAAGTAAACCAAACCACCAACTACTATACCAGCACCAATCTTAGTGATCTTATTTTTAAATTTCAACTTTTGATTTTGTAAGTATAACGTTTGATATTGATTTTTCCAATCTTTAATTTGTGTTTCCTGATTGGTCATTATATTTTTATATGTGTTTTCCTTTTTAATATAAACAGCAATGATACTGTCTTTACCGTTTACTCTTTGTTCAGTAACAGCAATAACACTATCTTTTAATTTAACAATTTCTTTAGTGCCATCTAATTCATGTAAATCTTTAGCTGTAGATACTAATACGGGTTGTGCCAATGGTAACAAATTAGTTGTAGTATCTTTAGGATAGCGATTGTTAAAGAAAGAAATTAATTCTTTTTCATTGTAACTATCAACAGCTGCTTTAGATGAATCAATGTATTGAGTAACTACTTTTTGATGATTTTTCCAATAGCTAACTTGACTAATTAATTTGTCATCTACTTTATTTAATGAATCTATTTTAGCACTATCAACAGCTAAAGTTAATTTCATGCTATCTACAGCATGCACTAAGCTATCTTGTTTTGCTAAAAATTCTTTCGATAAACCAGCATCTTGTACTTTATCAAATATGATATAAGCTACAACTAATAATGCTAAAATTCCTAAAACGATTTTTTTCATATTTTACTTTTTAATTCCTGCATAATATTGTGCTCTGCTTACTGCCCATTCATCAATTGGTTCTTCGTCTTCTGGGTTTTCAATTTCAGGAGCATCACCTTTACCTTTTGTTACTGATGGGAACTTAGCAGCAATGTCAGCTATTTTGTCTTCTAATTTTTTCTTAAGAGCACGTAAACGTTCAACTTCATCACTTGATTGATCTTTAATATCACCAGGTGTAGGTCTTGATTTTCTTGCTTTTAAAATATTAGATTTTGTATTAGCTAAACGACGTTCTAATTCTTGATAATCCATCCAAGCATTAAATTCATCATCTGACATTTGTACACCAGATACATTTGTTTTTTCTATTTCACCTGCTTCAGGTTCTTCTTCATCACCTCTCATTACTTTAGCAAACATTGCATCTACTTCTTCATCGCTCATATCGCCTTCAATACCACCTTCAATTCCATAATCGTTAGTAGCAGCTGCAGCTGTTGGTTCAGCAGCAGGACGAGTTAAACGTGGAGCTCTTTGTTCGCCTGAAGGTATAATAGTACCATCAGCAACTAACTCCATAAAGTCTTTATTGATTGGATTTTGTTTGTCGTATCCTAATTCGCTAGCTATGTCCATTTTTGACATTGGTTCTTCTGTAGCTTGCATAGCAGTAACAATTCTAGCTTTTTTACCTGTAAAATCAGCAGCAGCTGCATCAGGGTTTAGTTCATAGCGAACAGCAACATTAGCTAATTCATCAATATTATCTTCTGTAATTTCTTCTCTGCCAGAAGCAATATCACCTTTTTGAACATTTAATGCTTTAATTTTAGCATCAATTGCAGCTAATTCTTTTTGTTTAGCATCTTTTTCAGCTGGAGATATATCAGCTTCGGCTAATACTTCATCAATAGCTTCACGTATAATTTTGTTTAATTCGGATCTTTTCATTTTATTGTGGTCGTTATGCATATAAATATTAAATATTTTGTAAAATTGTAGCGATACGTTCTTCAGTTGTACCTTCTACAGTAATTAATTTATTAGGTTTAAATTCATCTAATGATAATTGTATAGCTTGATCAATTTTCATGCGATATCCTAAATCAGTTTCACGAACCCCATTATCTTCCATTGCAACTCCACGTGGAGAAACATAAATAACTACATCATAATAGTTACGAAGATGCATAGCTGCTTCAACAAATGAACGTTTTTCCCAATCTCCTATCGATTTTGACGATAAAGTAAATGAACATACATCCCATATTGTTCTATCTGTAATAATATTTGGTTGTAATAATTCACTAGCACGTTCAGCTAAAAATACAAATTGACCTGGTAATGTAGAATCAGTATTCAATGGAATACCTAAATTACTAAGATATTTACTACGTTCAGTTTGTACAACATAGTCTTTAAAACGATCAATTTCACCTAATGCTTTTGCTAATGTAGTTTTACCTACACTCATTGTTCCTGCTAATCCTATTTTCATTTATTCTTATTATTTATTTTTCTCATTTGACGTTCATTTTTCTTAATTTGTTTAGCTTCCTTAGCACGCTGTTTAATACGCTTTTCAGCACCAGCTTTATATTTAATTTCTGTACTAATAGGACCTCTATCAAATTTGTCTAAATCGAATGTCCATGTTTCAATAGTATCTTCATCTTCGTATACACGAGTAAATTTTCTCATACTATAAATGTAAGATCTTTATTTTGACTATACTCTAGCGCCTGCTGCTTTACCTACTGCTGTTTTGTAAAACGGAACACCATTACCATCCTTTTTAAATGATTCCCATTGTTCTTTAGTGTATTTAACTCCAAATAAATAATATTCAGCAGCACGCTTATTGCCTTGTGGAATGTAAGCAGGGCCATCAAAGTTGTGCATTTTGCCGTCTAGATAATAAACAATACTACCATCAGTTGTCTTCATTCTTTTTGTCATGTTTTTTATTTTAATATCCTAAATTTAATTCTTGTGCTTGTTGACTTAATTTTGTAAGTGCATTTTCTCTAATAATTGCTTCTGCAACATAAATGCCGTGTGCACCACTAACTGTAATACCACGAGCTGATAAAGCATCTCCTACAAAATGTACATTTGAAAATGCAGTTAATGATAAATCATTGTAATTAACTAATGGTTCAGGTGATAAGTACTTCACTTCAGGAATATACATTCCCCAATCATTATCAAACCCAAATACACTATTCATATTATCAATAAAGTTAATAATATAATCAGCATATTCACCCATTGCTTCTTTAAATGGTACTAATGAATTTGTTTGTGTAGCTGATACTGTATTTCCTTCTGATGTTAATGAAGGTTGTCTTGTATAGTTAGGAGAATAATATAATCCTGTTTTATTTGCTTGTAGTTTTTGTACTACATCTCTACTCCACTCAAATGGATTTTCAATACCCTTAATTTCCATTAAGATACCGAAGTTAGTCATATCATTTCTGAATTCTTCTCCTTTTTTAGCGTGTCCGTTGTACGAAACATCACCATAAGTTTCTTCAACGGCAACATAAGCAGCATTATTATTAGTACAGAAACTACGTAAAGAAACATTATCAAATCTCTGATATAATTTAAAATCGTACGATACATCAATTAGTTTTTGAAAGTATTTTTGTGGTGCTTCAAATCGAACTCCAATTTGTACTGATTTAGGTTCAGTAGGCAATTTGTAAACATTAGACATTTGTTGAGCAAAATCAATACCTGATTTGCCTACAGCAAATATTAATACATCATAAATCATATGGGCTGCTCTACATCCACAACCAGGATCTCCATAACGAACATCATTTTTATCAAAATGAATGTGTACTACTTCTTTTTCCCAAATGAAATTAACACCTTTATCAACTAAATATTGATACCAGTTTTTAGCAATTTCATGTAAAAAATTAGAACCAATATGCCATACAGGAAACATTCTTAACCCAAAATATGGTTTAATAAACTCAGGTTCCTCTTGTGGATCAGACATGAATATTTCCTCTGGTTTAGGGTGAAAACGAGTAAAGTTATCTACTACTTGTTTCATCAATTCCATTGCTTTTTCATCACCACAATACTTTGATAATTGACCACCAATTGCAGTATGGTAAGTTAATTTACCATCACTCCAACCACCTGCACCTAACATACCAGTCATTACTTCTTCTGGTAAGCGGTTGTGTGGGTCATTACCTTTATCTATAATAGTTATCAACTCACCAGGATAACCATTATCTACTAATTTGGTTGCAGCATTAATACCTGCAACACCAGCTCCAACGATTACAATTTTCTTTTCCATAAATTAAATTAAACTATTAAATATACGAATTTATTTTGACATTATCAAATTAAAAGTGGCACACTTTTTAGGTGCGCCACAGCTGCAAATATTTTTAAATCGAATAGGCTATGAATCTATTCTATATGTTGTTTATTCCCAGTTAAATTTTGTTGTTGTTGTTGGTATTGTTATTATAGGTCTAGAAAATGATTCTGCGTTTTTAAATTTCAATGATGTAAAATCTCCTCTATAGTGAGCTTCTAATACTGGTTCAAAATCACCTTCAGGTGTTTGTCCGTTTAACCAAACATTCTCACCTGATAATACATAAACATTGTTTTCTGGTGTTAATGTTACTTTACCTTGTATTACTATTTGTACATTATTTTTTCCAAAGTCTTTACCAAAATCTTTACCAAATACAATTCTATCTTTTAATTCTTTACTATTAATTCTTTGAGCGAAAGAATCATTTCTTTCAAAAGTATTATTAGTTATTTTTTCAGAAATGTTTTGAACAAATTGCATTACTTCAGGATTTTTTTCCTTGAATGCAAACACAAATCCACCCCATCTAGCAAACGATCTAGCACCACCTTCTTTTTTATGGGAAATAAATACTACTGGTTGGTTATCTGAATTAACTAGATTAAAATCTGATTTAGGTACGCCTGGTTGGTTTACAGCTCCTATTATATTATTATATACTGTATCACCAACTTTTACATCAATAGATTCTTTATTTGTTTCTTCTAATATATTTTTAATTAGAATATTAAATTCGTTAAGAGCTGATGTTTCGTGTTTTGTTGAGAATCCTTTAACTTTACCTCCAAAATCACTAGTTTTAACTATATCCTCTAATTTATATTCTTTACCAGTTTCGTCTATGAATATATTTTGATTTGATTTTAGTTCATTATATCTGTGATTTACAAATATATCTTGGTAGTTATTTTCATCATCAATAAAATCTAAAACTACTTCATTACCATTTTTTAGAGTAAATGGTTTTTTATCATTTATAAATTGTACTACTTTATCTCCTCTATATCCACCTACTTTTCTAAATTTAGCAACTTCTTTAGGATTAAGAGTTTTAGTATAATCTATACTATTATCTTCATTTAAATGCAAATCGTATTCTTTTAAAATTTCGTTTAGTACAGACAGTTTAATAGGATCGTTTAAATCAACAATCCCATCGTGGCAACGAAATGACCACTCATATAATATTTTATCTATAACTGTCATTTTTAAACTTCGACTGGTGTTTCTTCAGCTGGTGCTTCTTCAGGAGCTGGTTCTTCTGCTGGTGGAGCTTCAGCTGGTACTTCAGCTGCAGGTGCGCTTGTAGCAGCACTAAATGCTTCAGCGCCAGCATCAGGTTTAGCATCTTCTTTTTCTTCAATAGCGTAGTTTAATTCTAATACATCAGCTATTGCTTGTTGAGCACGTTCTAATTCACCTAAATTTTGTACATTATATTTTTTACCTGCTACTTTAACTGTAAAATTTTTCTTACCATCATAGATAATATTAAAATCTTGCTCGTTAATTAATGTAGCACGAAATGTAGTTGGTTTTGGAGCTATAACAGCAACATCAGAAATAAAGCGACCAAAAGATGGTGACATTAAATCTTCCATAACTTTTTTAAGACCAGGAAAACGATATATTAAATACATAGATTTAGTAGCACGTTTTTCTTTAGCTTCTTGTTCAGCAAGAGCTTTCTTAACAGCTACTTTAATGTATTTTTCTAATAATAATTTTTTATTCATCATCTTTTAATTCATGAAAACCTTGAGCCGCTTGGTCAATATAGTTTTCAGCGTTAGTAATATGGTCTTGAATCCATCCTGGAATGTTACGCTCCATATTACCTAATTTTTTATGTAATTCAACTGCTGATTTAATTATTGATTTAAGACTTGATTGTGCCATAGACACTTCGTGGTCTCCTTCCTTAATATTAGCAGCAATTGCTTTACGACGATTACTTAAGTATTTATCTGTTTTATCTACTTTACCATCGTTGTTGATGTCATCATCTTCTTTGCCTACTGGGTCTAATTTCTCAGACATAGCTTTAGCTGTAGCAATAGGGCCTGCTTTTTCAGGAGACATTCCTGAATCAATTAAAGCATCATAGATTTCACCACGCTTTTTCTTTTGAGCGGGTGTCATCTTTTTTTCTAGTAAATCAATTAGCTTTATCACTTAAAAAACGTAATTTATAAAGTAAAGAATATATTAATGCTACAAGTTCATCTACTTGGTTTTGAATGTATGAATCTTGAGCGATCATACCTCTACTTTTTTCAATGAACATTACTAATGTAGTAAAATAAGCTATAATTCCAGCACAACTTTGATATTCTTGTAAACCTATGTTGCCATATCCTTCAATAATACCATATTTACCTTGATAAGATTCAACCAAAGTATCTATAGTATCTACAATATCTTCATAAAATTCATTTAATGCTTTATGAGCAGCAAATGATGGTGTTTGAAGATGATAGATGTGTGCTTGAGTACGAGCAGACATCAATGTTGATATGAATTGTCCTACTATAGCGTTTTCCATTATTTCTTAGCTACTGGTTTTTTCTTATCTTCTTTTTTTTCTTCAGCTTTAGGCTCTTCTTTCTTGTCTTCTTTCTTATCAGCTTTTTTATCAGCTTTTTTTTCTTTAGGCTCTTTTTTAGCTTTCTCGATAAGACCCATCATTTCTTTAACTTTTTCAGTTTCAGATTTGATTTTACCATCAACTTCAGTGATTTGGTTGTCTAACATTTCAGATAACTTAGCGTGAGCCATTTTAATTTTTTCTAATTCGTTTACGAATTTTTGCATATGAGCATATTCCGCTACGAATTGTTGTTCACCGCCTTCAGCGATTTGTAATTGGCCTAAAGATTCTTTCATTTTCTTTAAACCTTCCATTTCTTTTTTAAGGTGCACTAATTTACCGCCTGATTTTGGTAAACCACCTTCTGCTTTAGCTTCCGCTATTACTTGGCGAATAACTTCGCGTACTTCTTTAATATTCATTGTGTTGTGTTTATTATATGTATAAATATGTTAAATTTTAATAAATATCGATTATTATTAAGGTTGTTCTGGTTCATAAACTACCATGGCGTGATAATTACCATTTGGTAATTGCCATACACCTTCATCTACAATTCTACCACCAAATGTGGCTTGTTTCTTACCCATTTTTCTAAGAACAGCAGTTTTAGCGTTAAAATTTGCTGACATTCTTGCTGCAGATTCTGTTTGGCCTACTGCTTCACCAAAGCCCCTCATATTAGTAGTATCTTTATTTATAGCAGACCATTCAGCACGTACTTTATCGAAATCACGACTTTTAGTGTCTTCTGGTTTTGCTGCTATGCTTATTTTTACAGGTTGATCTGTTTTCTTTTTAAATAAATTAACAACTTTATCTACTGGTTTAATTCCAGTTTGTGCTTTAGCCATATTAGGAGCACCAGCGGTACCCAATAATACAGCAGCAGCTGCCATAGCCTGTTTCATAGTTATTTCTTGCATTGGTTTTGCTTCGTCTAAATCTGCTAATCCAGTATCGTCTTTGGATAAGTCGCGAGCTATATCTCTCATTTCACCTGATGCCCAATTCTTTTGAGCTGGTGTTAATTCATCATTGATTGCATTTTCAATGAATGGGAAAAACTCATCGTCAGGTAATTTATATAATGACGCAAAGAATAATTCGCGTACGCGTGGATCATCTATTTGGCTCTGATTATATACAGCAGATATAGCATCATAAATAAATTTACCATACTGTAAATCACGAGGTTCATTTGATAATTTGTCCACAGCTCCGACAATTGCTTGATTCTTTTCTTTATCGGCTCCGAAGCCTTCAGTTCCAACAATTTCATAAAGTCCTTTTACAATTTCGTGAACGAGCATTGGAAAACAAATAGCACGAGCTTTAATTACAAATTGCTCGTTTTCTTCGTCATATTCCATCTCACTTTCACCTCCTGGCATATTTTGGTTTTGAGCTATCATTGCTAATAACATAGCAATAGCATTCTCATCATCATATATACCAAAAGCTAATTTTAATATTTCACTATATTTTGCTACTAAATCAGGATTAATAGCATCTAAATATTCTTTAAATAATAAGAATCCAAAAGCACCTCTAATAGAAGCACCTTGAGTAATACCATTAATAATACGGCGTTTTGCCTTTAATTTTTCAGGATCGTCTCCACCAAAATCTGGTAAAGCAGGATCTTCATCTGGTGATGGTTGAGGTAATTTAATATCTTCCATTCCAACTATCTTAGCATCAATTTTAATGTTTGCATAATCAATAATTGGATAAGCATCAGTTACCATTTGTGATGCTACCATCTCTAGTTCATCACGATATCCATCTTCAGCATCAACAATTTCATCTAACAAACCCTTAGTGCGCATTAAGGTTTGCATTAAACCTTTGTCACCAAGCATTTGACGTAATGATTCACCTGACTTGCCTTTTAAGGAAGCCATTGTTTTAGGTGAAAATATTTTTTCGTAATCTATTTCTAGTAAACGTGCCATTACTTTTTAGATTTAAATCTTGCTACTATCTTTTTTAACATTTCTTCTTCGTTCATTGATGCCTTTGGTTTTGGTTTTACTTCAGGATTTCCTAATGGACGACGAGGTTTTGGTTTATCAGTACCTGGTTTACCAGGGGCTACTGTTGGTTTAGTATCTGGTTTTGAAGGAGCAGTTGCTGGTTGGTTTTCAGATAAAGCTTCCTTAATAGCCGCTCTTACCAATTTTCTTAATTCGTTAGTTTTCATCTTTTTCGTTTATATGTTTACGAAGTAATTGTCTAAATTCTGTTAAATGTGTTGGATTAGCTTCTAAATATTCATTTACAATATAATTATGAACCTCTGCTAAACCACGTTGTTGTAATGCTTGTAATAATTCACTTGGTGAATTTAAAGGTATTGCAACATTACCATTAGCATTACCTGTTAATATGTAGTTACTATTTCCTGGTTGTACATTAATAGATGCTATAATTTGTTGGTTTGCTAATCTAATAATATAAATTTTACTAGCACCAACAGATATTACTCTACCTACTCTACCTCTATTTCCTAAAATATTATTACGACGAGCAGCACCTCTATCACCATTTGGATCAACACGTGAAGCATTTGTAACATTTAATCTTCTAATAATAGATCTTGGTAAACGTAAGAATGCTGTTTCTAATCCTGTTTCATCCATTACTTCACTAACATTAATATCACCTGCTGCTACTGGCTGAGCAGCTTGTTGGCGAGGAGCATTTGGTTGACCTGCTGGTCTTCCTCTTCTACCCGTTGCTGCTTGAGCTACTGCTGCTGGAGCTGCAGTACCTAACATTCTAGCTACCATAGATGCTGGAATATTAGCTTTAACTAATCTGCCTGTAGAATCAGATACACCATAACTATCTCTTGGGCTTCTTACATTAATAATGTATGGCTTATCTTGATATATTACTGGTTTGAAGTTACTGTTTGACATTAAAGGTACACCAGCTTGTATAATAGCTTTAACTAAACCTTGAGGTCTATAAGTATTTCTAACAGCTACTTTTAATCCATCAACTAATTGATCACCAGTATAAACTTTACCTTGTTGTCTTAAATAAGTAAACCATGCTCTATATACTTCAGGATCATCACTAAAGCTTCCTCTTCCACCGTTTCTTCTCCAATCTCCGTTACTATCACCATACCATCCTGAAAGTTGGAATGAGCCAGGTCCACGTTCAATACTTTGAACTAATATTGGGTGTTCTTCACTTTGAGTAACTAATACTACACAAGGAGTATTATTAAATTCAACAATTCTTTTATCTAATGGAGTAGATTTTAATATTGATAAGAAAGCATCTTTATCTATACTTTCAGGAATTCGATTTCTGTCATTAATTAATGCAAGAGCATTTTGTTGGAATCCTTCATTATCTTTTTGTTCCTTAAATACTGCTTGAACATCTTCATCATCAAATGGTACTTGTGAAATTTTACCATCTATTATTTTATACGAAGCAAATGAGTTAGAATCTATTACGATATTATCTTTTACAACAATAGCTGAATTAGGATCTGTTTTTGCTTGTTCTAATACTTTATCTAATACATCTTTACCAATAACTTCATCTTGTACTAATTTAATTAAATTTCGTACTGGTATTTTATCTAAATCAGGGTAATCAAGTAAATATTTTGATGTACGTTTATTTAATTTAACATTTGGATAATCATCTTCAGCTTGATATAATCCTACTTTCATGTCATCCCCTAAAGTCAATTTAACAATAGTAGAACCGTCTTTAGTAAGATATAATCTTTCACTTTGTCCTAAATCCCATTTATCTAAAACGGTTAATAATTTTTTAACATCAAATGAAAGAATATCTGTTGGAAGATATTTTAAACTAATTTTTGTTCTAAGATTAGATGTAATTGATTTTCTATCTTGATTTGAAAACTTATCTAAATTTTGTAACAACACCATAGAATCAATAATACCAGGTGTAATTGCTATAAATTCTGCAATTTGTGGATACTTTGGAAGATAATTAGAAACAAAAGTTTTATCAGTTATATCATCAAATAAATCTCTTGATCTTTGCCCTCTAATTACTAAGTATTGTTTTTTAGTTTCAAAAGGTAATCTAGTCCATTCTCTAATAGAAATAGGATTACGTTCATAAATGTTTGATGCCTTTTCAGTGCTAGATAAAGGAATATATCTTAAAATATTTCTTAAATTAGGAATATCATTTAACCAAGGAACTCTATTAGTTAATTGATCAAATGACATTTCTTCAGATTCGTATGGGCTGTTTGATCTATCAGTATAAACATATCTCTTAGCATCACTACGATTATCTCTAACCTGAATAGCAACAAAGCTTAGTTTGTTAGTGTCTGATATATTGCTATTTTTAGCTAAATAAAATGTTGGGAATCCTTTGCTTGAATCATATCTGTAGTTACCATATGATCCTCTAGTAATACACCATTTTTCACCAGAACCATATCTAATACAGTTACCTTCTTTAGAACCATTCCAAACAGTAATACCATTTTCTTGGTAAACTACATCTGGTGTTTGATCTTCTTTTTCTTCATCTGTTTCAGCACCTTTAGATGCTGTAACTAATCTTATTAATTGTCCTAAAGAGTATTTGCGTAAATCTTTGTCAGTTACTTTGGGTGAATTTTTTAAAGCATCAAAACGTGTAATATAAGATTTTAACTGATCATCTGAAATATTAATATTCAAATCATCAGCTTCATCTTTAAATTGTGCCATTAATTTATTCATTTCTCCTTGAGAATATTCATTCAAAGGAAATAAATTATGTACAACGTGTAATATAAATTTATCTATTGCTCTCATTACTTAGTTTTACCCCATGATTTACCTTTACCTGGATCGCTACATTGAGATGGTGTTGGGCGGCATGATGGGTATTTTGCTCGCTTTTCACCTTTCTGACGTCCACAAGGTTTACATTTTTTTCTTCCTGTCTTTTTATCTTTACGACAAGTATTACAATCAACCCATCCACCTGTTTTACCAGAAGCGCCTTTACGCTTAAACCAAGTACGAAGAGTTTCTTTTTGTTTTTCGTCTAATTGTTCAAGTTCTTCTTTAATACCTTTCCAAATATTACCTTTACGGCAGCGAACAATAGCACCTGACTTGTAGGCAGATGGTTTATCGTAACGACGATCAGCTATACGTTTGCAGCGATCTTCGTTAAGGATTTCTTTAGCTATGTCTGTTAATTTGATCATATTACCATGCTCTACAAGACCAGTATCTTGCTTTAGTACGTGGTCCTGGGTTTTTACAATTATGTCTTGCTCTGAAAGCAGCGCGACGTTTAGGATTATTTTTCTTAATGTTCATCCCTTTAGCACCAAAGTTTACTTTTACAACTTTACCTGTTTTAGGATTTTTAACATATACCTTAAATTTCTTACTATCACCACGCATTGGTTTACCCAATGGTACAGTGCGACCTTGATATTTAGCCTCTAACATGCAATCGCAATCGGCTTCGTTAAGCTCTTGTTGATAAGCTTCCATGAACTCAATAAATTCATTTATGTCTTGTTCATTTTCAACATCGTATTCTAGTATTTCTTCTTCTTCTAGAAGTTCAGATAGTTTAATCATTTTATTTCGATTTTGGTTCAAACCAATTTGAACACCATTTTTTAGGATCTTCAATTGGTTCTTTAGTTTCTGGATTAAGTAAATAGTGAGATTTATTTTCAGGTATTCCTATACTTTGCATATATTTTTGGTAATCTTTATTAGCACATACCCATCTATCTTCGTCTTTATTACGTACTAAATATTCACACACGTTACAACTAAAGCCAATAGGTGAATACATAAATGGTGGAGACCCACCTTCATCTTCTTGTAATAATTCCATTAGCTTTATCATAAACTAGCTTTATTTTTATCAGTTAAGTATTTGATTTCTGTTCTTAATGAAGCTACTTCAGCTACTAATTCAAGTATCTGAGCGCGCATTTCATCTTTTTCTTTAGATGATTCGGCTAATAATGCTTCTAATTTAGCAATACGATCTTTACAATCATGACGAATAAAATCTTCGTCACGTTCTTTACGCATTGATTTTTTCTCATAGAATCGGAAAGCAGCAGCACTACCAAGAACGGTAATGGCGGTCATTAGAACTGTGTATATGTTGTCGGCATTCATTTATTATACAGGATGATTACCAATAAATATTAATAATTGATAACGTCCTTTAATTCTTGAATGTGTTCCTGTATCTCTTTGGTGAGTTTTTCTTTAACTAATCCATTACCCTTCCAGGTTTCTATATCGCCCTGTTCAGTTACGAATTGATCATCAACCTCATTATTGAAATCAATTAATGCATCTTCTAGGTCTTTAATATATTGTTTAACACCACCTGACACTAGTGATTTAGCATATTCTTCAAATTTACCTGTGCGTTTTAATTCAGTTTCCATATTAATGACGCAATCAAAACACATTTTATGTATAGACCACATTTTTTTATTTAGTTTGTGGTTTTTCATTGATTTACTACATTTAGGACAAGTAAGAGGTAATGACATAATTTTCTTTAAATCATCAAAACGTGTTATAGTTTGTTTAATACCATTTTTAATAGTCCATTTTTTACCATTTTCTTCCCAAATATCACCTTCCTTATGTTCTACTTGTGATTTAGTATAACCAACTTGTGTTACTGTTTTAGCAGTATAATCTTTTTTGATAATGTTACGCATACGTTGAACGTCGCG